CGGACTTCGGTTTTTAAGCCAATATTGATTTCGTTGGCCGGATTATCGACTCCCAAGAATTCTTTCAAAAAAGGTTTATACTCTTTTGGAAGATCCTTAACATTTTCGATTTCATCAAGCACCGTCGAGTTGAATGATTTAACCATTTGCTCGGCCTGCTTGATTTTTTGCTTATCCTCTTTGGCCTTGGCTTCTTTTTCGTCGCGCTTCAAAAGCTTATTTTCAGCTTCTTTTTTCTCGCGCTCTAACCGTTCAATCGTCTCATCGTGAGTTTCACCCTCACGCTTATTGGCTTCATCCTGCTGTTTCCAAAACTCCTTGACCTTTGCCAAATACTCTGAATCTGCGATAAGTTGTTTGGCGTCTTTATTTCCAATTGTTTCTTTCAAATCTTTCAAATTGGGAAAATCTTCTTCAAGATCTTCTAAACTGTCATAACCAAACCTATCAAGGATCTCCTGAACTCTAGCCCCGGCGTTTTCGGCATGATCTTCAATATCGTCTTCATCGATATCGTTTAAATCATCGTCGATTCTTCCGGTGCTATCATCAGCGTCGGCGCCTTCAATCGTCTCGTCTTTGACGTCTACGTTTGAGGTTCCATCATCTACAACATCTTCGACTACAACTTCTCTTGTATCATCTTTAATTGGAAGTCTTGGCATTTATCCCCCTTCGTCATTATCAAAATATCGTTTAATATTTTAATATGACAGGTTTTATTAAGTTACGATTTATTTTTTTTCTTCTTTAAAACCATGGCGGTGATCTGGATACCTAAATTCTTATCCTCTCCGCGCCGTGTTTTATTCTGTCTCAAACTTTCAATATATCCAACAGCTTCAATCTTAATCTCATCATCGATATTGATGTTTTTAAGATTAAGATCAAGCTTGTCAATATCCTCTTTCTCAAGACTTATCCGAAGGCCATATGGATATTTTTCCTCATCATAATCAGAACTAACTTCAGGCATGGCCATGGTGGACATCTTGTTCTTTTTGCGAACCATATCTCTTAATTTATTCATTGTGCTGTAACTCCTTCCGGTACCGGTGCCGACTCAGGCGGTTGAGCCTGCGGCGGTCCGGCGGCTTGTTGCATGGCTAATTGTTTTTGTAGCGCTTCTTGTTCTTTAAGTTCCATGGCGCGATAATGAGAATTAAGGTGTTCGATTGTAACTTGTTGGACAGCCGGGATAAGAACTCTAAATTCAGGGCTTAATATGAAAAATTCGTGATATTCGATGTGAAGGCGATGATTATGGAATTTGAACGTTGGATCATCGCCAAGAAGAACCTCGCCGGCGGTTTCGGTCTGGATGCTCGTAAAAATCCCCGGGATATACTTAACATTTCCATTTGCGACGTCTTTGCCGTCTAATGCCTGAACCACAACATCATCTTTTCCGGCCGCTGACAATATCGCGTTTTCTCGCTCGGCGTATTCAATATGAACATTTGATTTTTCTTGAATCCCTTTCAAGCCTGCGGCCTGAAGCATTTCATGCCGAACATCAATTGGTAAATTGGGATCTGCAAACACACCGGACTTTGCCATTTCGCTGAGCATTTGACCTTTGCCGGCCTTCGTGGTGGAGTAACCTTCAGCCAATTCAAGCCTTACGTCCGTATTGTCCCGAAGGTCCGCGCCCGTAAACTCCCTAATGCTCGGCTCATTCCCCTTGCCAACAATTTTAATCATACGTTTTTCGGTCGTGATATTCTTTTTGATTATCAGCCGCTTTCGATAAACACGTTTCAGGCTACGATAGAATCTGCTAACATCTGGCGCGTGTCCTTGTTCTGCGGTTTCCCGAAGAATATCGACAAGCACACCGGAAGCGCGAGCGCCCGGGCTCTGCCCCCTCAAAACTCCCTTTGGATCTCCCCCGGCGTCCTGTGCCGTTGATCTGTGGATATCCCTTTCTTTTAGCACTTGCTCCGGAAGTGATGTACCACGATTAATTTCCGGCTTCTGGCCACCGGAAGTCATGGGATCATATTCTAACACGATCATAGATTGACCACCTTCGTTAAGCCTTCTGAGCTTCATCCCGGTAGGCATTGTTACAAGAGGACGTCCCAACCCTCTGCGATTCATGTCAAGGGCTTTGTCTATTTGGTTAATGGAGTTTTGTGGAGAAATTTGATCGTTTACACCGGCGTCAGACCAAAAACGACCGGCAACATCATTGTAATGAAAATCTGTTAATGTATATTCCCATTTGCCTTTTGAAACCGGTATCGGCATTTGTGGTTCATCATAAAGAACTTGATCGCCAACAAGGACGGCGTATCTTCCGTTTGGAGAGCTTAAAACCCTATCCTTCGTTGGCCGGAACTCAATTTCCCTGTAAACAACAAGATCTTTTGTAGCCATATCGAATGTTTCAGCGCTTATAAGGCCTGATCCTTTCCATGGAGAAACGTCTCCGACCATCTTCATCAAACGCTTTTGATAATCAACAATTTCAGGACTATCTCCGCCTTGGATCTTTGTTTTGAATACGTCCTCAACCCATTCTCTCGGCTTCAAACTTTTTAAACCAAAGAACCTTTTCTGCCTGAATTTGGTACCATATGAATCAACAACAACATTGAAGGGCAAATGAGTGTCACAAGCAACGTCTCCGGTGGTTATGATACTACCATCCTTGACAATATACCAATCTCCTGCGTCAGCTTCAGGATATGCGCGCATAAAAGCGGTACCGAAAAGAACTGTCCAAGCCGCGCACTTTTCCTTTTCGTCCTCAAATTCCTCATCATTGGCAAGGTCCATGTCCTGAATAACAAGCTCAGCTATCTTGGCCGCTTCCCTGTCTTCAATATCAGGTGAATTCGGCCATACGCGAATAGTGAATTTCTTATTTACATAAAGAGCTTTCATTGACCGAACGTAATCCCTAATTACATTAGAAACAGGCGTCGGCTCTTCTTTGGAAATCCGGCGTTTTTTACTGAAGGTTTGCCTTGACCTATTCCATTCAAGATATTGCTCACCGATCATGTAAAGAATGTTTCGGTACCATATTCTCTCAAGCATTCTTCGGCTCGGATCAAGACGATCATTAAACAGGGTATTCGAAGTTTCTATGAGTTTCCTTTTAGCTTCGTCTTTTGTCTTGGCCATATTTAATTACCCCTGACAACAAAAAAAGGACCGGCGTTATGGGCGCGCCCGGTCCCTTAATTTGTTGTTTTAGCTGTCTATTCCCCGTCGGGAAAGACAAACTTATTTTTCAATTTTTTTTTTAGTTAAGAAATTTCAAGAAAATCCTGATCAATTTCCTTTGCGGCATTTATGCCTGCAATTCTTTCTTTTGTTGTGAGGGGTTTGTCCGGCTTACGGCGAAGGCGTCCAGTTCCATCGACGTATTCAGGAAAGTTTTCTGAGTAGATTCGGTTTAACAGGTCATTTTCACGATTCAAAGCGGCTTTCCTGTCAAACCAATTAGTTAAGCCTTGATACACTATAACACCAATCAAAACGCAAATCAAAACAATTTTTTCCATTACCACCCCATCCTACTTGCTGTATTAAATAAGATTTTTACAAGTTGATGATTTATGTCAAAACGGTCTGCATTATGACCGATAGATTTCAATATATTCCCGTCTGTATGTCGAAGCGTAGCCGCCTTCCAATCACAAAACATCTCAATAATATCGACGATATCCATACCGCCAACGCCCTCACCGAAAAATTCCGGATGATGTCTATTGACCATGTAGTGATGAGAAAGGAACGGCTTCATAAGTGAACCGTTTAGGTTCTGTTTGTACTCGGGACTTCCATAGGTAAGATCTTTGAGTTTCGGGGTAGCTTCGTCAAGGATTTCTTTTTCGGGAGATCTGAGCTTTGAAATATCGTGAGATGCGGCTCTATATGAAAGCTCAGCAATAACTTGATTTATAAATTTTTCAACATTGGCTATATGAAGTTTTGTATCTGTTATACTATCATACTCGGTCATGTCAAATTCCCCTGAGAGCCCTTTTCATTCTCTGATAAATTCGCCGTTGAGGATCAGCAACAATTTTTCCATCCGGGGTTTCGGTATAACTTCGTGTCCTTTTAGACTCCTTAGACGCTTTCCCTTCCCCATACAACCTTTTTCTTAGCTTTTTTGAACTTTTTTGGCTCATTATAAATAATTCTCCTCATAATACTCTTCATAACGCCCTTCTGCAATCGAAGCCTGTATCTCTTTAAGTTCGTCCCAAGCCGCACATGCGGCGGAACCTATCTCTTTCCGCTTCTCCTGCTCTTCCTCCTCTGCTTTTGCAGAAGGATCAACGGCCAAGAATGAAGATTCAAGGCAATCGTATTGGAAAGCTTCGCTGATATGCGAGTATATATTCTTGTCGGGTTCGTCTTTATACCTCGCGGCGCCGGAAACTTGAATTCGTTTGTACGCATATTTTCCGCGCAATCCTTTTCGAAGATATCGTATTTTCGGTGATATAAGAATTGAGGGTTCGTTGTCAATAAAGGAAATCAGCAAGTTGCTAACAGCGTCCTTTCTGGCTTCGAAAGAATTGGTTCGTGCCGGTCGTGACTTTATCCCAAGATCTCCAAGACTTACAATACCTTTTTTAGCCTTTTCAATAAGCTGTTTTACCCATGATGGATTTTTTAAGCGTTCCCTGCATTTCTTATAGTCCGGAAAGCCACCCTTCGGTTGATTTACAGGACACTCGTTGAGAATCATAAAGCATGTTTTTTCGTCGGTCTGTTCTCGGGTGTTTCCTGCCGGATCTCCATAGCTTTTAACAATCCCATCGATAAGCCATTGAAGATAGTTTTCAAGAAGGAATGGTACAACCACCGTCCTTGAAAACGTCCGAATTCCCATTGATCCATGTTCTTCGACAAGCATTTCCTCAAGAACACGCTTTTGACCTTTCGCGTTTATTTGGGAGACAGTACAGGCAGGCGTTCTTCCATAGTCAAAACCAAGCGTAATGCCAATGTTTTCGATAGGCTCAATGTCTTTTTCAGCACAATGAATGCTGTCTATATATTCAGGATATACCGGTTTGCTATCGGTAACGGTTCCATATTCGTTAAGAATAAAAACCGTTATTTCGTCAAGCGGCTTTCCCGGGACTTGATCAAGCCAATAGTCGTATCCAAGAGGAAGGTTCTCGACGTTTTCCGCTTTTGGGTTTGCGATATACAAATTTCCTTGAAAATCCTTAACCACTTTCTGTTTAAGCTGATAAGGAAAGCCCGGATTTCCAATGAAAAATTCGTCAAGTCTTTGCCGTGCGGTTTTCTTTTTTGTTTCTGGAAACTTTAAAAGGGCAGGCGGTTGGTCGAAAAATTCCCATCCTTGATTTTTTTCTTCCTCGGACGCCTTATACCACCAATGATCATCATCACATGAGTTTGTGTCCATCAGGACGCCGGCCCAAGAAGGACCGCAATTAGGTAGGTTGGGGTAACGTCCCCGACGTTCGAAGGCCTTTGTTAAAACCCATCGGCCACACTCAGAAGCTTCGTTGATGAATGAAGCGGTTACTTCCAAACTCTTGACTTTTTTAACGTCCGACGGAATATCAAGCGCCAAGAATATCAACCAAAGATCGACTTCGGTGTTATCGTATGGACTTTGAACTCTCATGCGCGCTTCGATAGGCGCCGTGCGGCGAATGTGACAATAATCACCGAACCATTGTTCCCAAGTCTCAAGAGTTGTTTGCAATAATTCTTGATAGGTGTTCCTGATCATTGCAAACTTGGTATATCGGACGTTTTCGTATGGCTCCTGATAGCATGCTAACCTGAAAATTTCCCAACAACAGCCAACAGTTTTGCCGCTACCAACAGGACCGCGCACACCCTTAATGAGAGAGTCCGAAGCATGGA